TGCACTAGGATATAACACGTCTAGCGGCGATGGTATTTCTGGAGGTTATGCTGTTAACGTAGGAGGTGATGATATAATGGGTGCTGCGTACAATAGCCCCGGTGGTACTTTTAGTGTTGGCGTTAATAAAAAAGAAGGCTCTAAATCTGAGTTTAGACTTGGTCTTAAAAAGAAGCTTGAGAAAAAACTAAAATATATATTTGGCAAAAGCGAAGGTGGTAAAGCATGGCAACCTAAAAGCGCACCTAAATTAACAACAACAATACCCCCAGAGCGAGGTCCAACACCACATGGATTGACTTATCTCACGGGAGATGATATAGTAAAACATAGAATTGGATAATGGCAGAAATCGATAAGACATTACCTAATGTCGTCAAACAACCCACAGAAATACCTACGCCCGATGTGACTGGCGAGGACACCGAAGTAAACTTGGTCGAAGATCAAGTGACCACGGATATTGAACAAACAGAATTACCCGATGGTGGAGTAGAAATTAATTTTGATCCACGATCCGCGTTGAATGGAAAACAACCCGATGGACATTTTTCCAACCTGGCTGAATCTTTAGAAAACAGCATTCTTTCTAAACTCGGTTCAGAAATGCATGCCAATTATACCGATTATAAAAATTCAAGAAAAGAATGGGAACAAACTTATATTAAGGGACTCGATCTCTTAGGATTTAAAAGTACGCTTAAAACCGAACCGTTTCAAGGCGCGAGTGGAGCAACCCACCCTGTGTTAGCCGAAGCGGTTACTCAGTTTCAAGCACAAGCTTACAAAGAACTATTACCAGCCGATGGGCCGGTGAGAACACAAGTGATTGGTCGTAGCGATCCTCAACGTGAACAGCAATCACAACGTGTTAAAGATTTCATGAATTATCAGATCATGTTCGAGCTGAAAGAATACGAAGCTGAATTTGATCAGATGTTATTTCATTTACCATTAGCCGGATCTACCTTTAAAAAAATTTATTATGATTCATTACTTCAAAGAGCCGTTTCCAAATTTGTTCAAGCGGACGACCTAGTCGTTCCTTATTCGGCAACGTCTCTCGATGACACGGAAGCCATTATTCACTTGGTTAAGATGTCAGAAAACGAATTAAGAAAACAACAAGTATCCGGATTTTATCGAGATGTGGAATTAACCAAACCTCCTATCGTTAGCGATCGCGTTGAAGAAAAACAAAAATCATTGGCGGGTACGACAAAAGTCGGCCGTCAAGAAGATGTTTATACCCTTTTAGAATGTCACGTTAATTTAGATTTAGAAGGATTCGAAGACATGAATCCTCAAAATGGTATTCCAACTGGAATCAAGCTTCCTTATGTAGTCACTATCGACGAGGGTACTCGAACAGTGTTATCAATCAGAAGGAACTTTGCGCCCAACGATCCAACCAAAAAGAAAATCCAATATTTTGTCCATTTCAAATTTCTGCCTGGACTAGGGTTTTATGGTTTTGGATTGATTCACATGATTGGCGGATTGAGCAGAACCGCAACGGTCGCTCTCCGTCAATTACTGGACGCAGGGACCCTTTCCAATTTACCGGCAGGTTTTAAAGTTAGAGGAGTTAGAGTCCGAGATGACGCAGCTCCAATTCAACCTGGAGAATTTAGAGACGTTGATGCTCCCGGTGGCAATTTAAAAGATGCTTTTCAATTTTTACCTTATAAAGAACCGTCTCAAACCCTCTTACAATTGATGGGAATTGTGGTTCAAGCAGGTCAACGATTTGCTTCGATCGCGGATATGCAAGTGGGCGATGGAAATCAGCAAGCCGCTGTTGGTACAACAGTAGCTTTACTCGAAAGAGGTTCCAGAGTGATGAGTGCCATTCACAAAAGACTGTATGCAGCCCTAAAAAGAGAATTTGAGTTGCTTTCTAAAGTTTTTGCACAATATTTACCTCCTGTTTACCCTTATGACGTCGTTGGAGGCTCACGAGAAGTTAAAGCACAAGATTTTGATCAAAGAATTGATGTTTTACCGATTTCAGACCCGAATATTTTCTCTCAAACACAAAGAATTACAATTGCACAGACTGAATTACAACTTGCTATGTCTAATCCACAGATGCACAACCTTTATCAGTCATATCGTAAGATGTATGAGGCTCTAGGAATCAAAGATATTGATAGAATTTTGCCTCCACCCCCTCCGCCAGCACCAAAAAATCCAGCTTTGGAAAATATTGATGCTATGGCGTCGAAACCTTTCCAAGCTTATCGTGGTCAAGATCATCGATCGCATATTACATCGCATCTTTACTTCATGGCGACTAATTTAGTTCGAAACAACCCCATGGTGATGGGTGCTTTAGAGAAAAATATTTTAGAACACATTGGTTTGATGGCGCAAGAACAAGTGGACATTGAATTTCAGCAAGAAACAGCGATGTTGCAACAATTACAGCAACAAGCGATGCAAAATCCACAAGCACAACAACAATTACAACAAATTGTGATGAAACTGGAAGCAAGAAAAGCAGTTTTGATCTCTGAAATGATGGAAGAATTCATGTCAGAAGAAAAGAAAATTACATCTCAATTTGACCATGATCCTTTACTAAAAATTAAATCTAGAGAGGTTGATTTGAAGGCAATGGAAAATGAACGTAAAAAAGAGGAAATGGGAGCAAGAATTAACATTGATAAAGCTAAATTAGTTCAAAATAGAGATATTGTTGATGATAAACTTGAACAAAACGAAGAATTGGCGGAATTAAGAGCCGATACGTCTTTAGAGAAGCAAAGAATGGCTAATGCGGCTAAAAGAACTTCCGATCTCATGAAACGTAGCGATGTAAGGACCTTGAAAGGTCCTAGAAGATAGTATAGTAATATATAAGGAGAAAACTATGGCAAAAACAGATAAAGAACCTTTTTACAAAGGAAATATTTCTTTAGACACCAATAAAGACGGTTATCAAAAAGGTGGAAAAGAAATTCAGATTCCTAGAGGTCCCGTTGAAAACAAAGTTGGCGGTCAAAGAAGAATGTTAGCCTCTAAAAAGTCTAAAGTTAAGTGGTGCTAATATGTGGTTTAATCTAGCCGGAATGGCTCTAAAAGCTGGAGCCAAGATTTATTCCAATAGACAAAGAACGAAAGTAGCTATGTCTGATGCACAATTATTGCATGCAGAACGTATGGCCCGAGGTGAGGAATCTTACCAAGGCAAACTTCTCGAAGCTCGACAATCAGACTGGAAAGACGAATTCGTCTTGGTCATATTATCGGCTCCCATAATTGTCTTAATGTGGGCAGTCATAAGTGATGATCCGACAGCAATGGAGAAAGTAAAACTTTTCTTTGAGTATTTCTCAACATTGCCAACTTGGTTCACTTCACTTTGGATTTTGGTAGTCGGAAGTATTTTTGGTATCAAAGGAACTCAAATCTGGAGAAATGGTGGAAGTAAAAAGAAATAATGGCAAGTGAATTACTAAAAGGAAAAGTTAAGTGGTTTAATGGACAAAAAGGATATGGTTTCATTGAACGAGAAGATAAGGAAAAAGATGTTTTTGTTCATGCTTCTGCAGCCCGAGCATCAAGCTTGCAGTTAAACGAAGGTGATGCATTAACATTTGAAGTTGAGAACGGCGAAAAAGGTCCTTTAGCAAAAAATCTACAAAAAATTGAAATATAAATAGACTTGCTTTTAAAAATGAAATACACTAATAATCAATTATGAGTAATTACTGGAATAAATTAAGTCCTTTACATGGGACTGTTACTAAACGTCAATCACATGCAACAGGTGGTATTGCTTTTAAAGCCGGAAGTGATCGGGCAAAATCTGTTAAAGAAAAAGAAAAAAAGAATAACAGAAAAAGGAAAAAATTCGAAACACCTTATCATGGACGTTGGTCAGTTTCTAAAGAAACATTTGAAGAAGCTAAAAAAGATGTTGGAGATATTAAAGGTAAAGCTCATCATCTTAAAGCTCATAAAAAAGAAGGGAAAAAAAGACTAAAAAAAATTAAAAAAAAATCAGACTACAGCCCATTTTATTCTGAAAAAGTACTGAAGAGCGCGTTTCCTGACCGAGATAAAGGATGGGGTGGAAAACATTCAAGAAAAATAGAGCATAATGCTAAAGGTGGTCGCGTAGGTTTAAAGCAAGGTGGCAAACCTGTTAAAACACTCGTAGCAGGATTTGTAGGTAAGGCTAAAGATTGGCCTGGTGCTAAAGCAGTTAAAAAATTAAATAAAAAAGGTAAAACTAGAAAATAAAGGAGGAAAAATGGCTAAAAAGAAAAAGAAGAAAAAAGATAAGAATTATCTTAAAAGATTAAATAAGAAAAAAGGCAAAAAGAATAAAACTAAAAAAAATAAAAAGAAAAGAAAATAAATAATGAGCTGGTGGAATAAAAAAACTCATCCCCTTATGGAGTTGACACCTAAACCTAGTTTAGGACTAAAGAAGACAATTGCCTATAAAAAGAAGCTTAAAAGAAGAAAAAAGAGCAAATAAATGTCCTTAGATCCCTTACAGGTCTTATACAGATTAAAAAAAGGAACAGAAATACGTATTCAAGCCCTAGCAATGAATGTTACGTCCGGAGGGGTTGACAATATGGAAACTTATAAGTATATTACTGGACAAATACACGCACTGGAGTCAGTGCGACAGGAAATCTCTAACCTGCTAAATGAGAAGGAGCAAAATGACAACAAAGGAACAATCGTCGACATTAACACCAAAAATCCATCTACCAAATAAGGATTTAGTCGGTTTAAAAAAATCAGAAGAAAAAAAAGAAATTACAAACGTAAAAGAAAAATTACCTCAACCTACGGGTTGGAGAATTTTAGTTTTACCTTTCAAAATGAAAGAGAAAACTGAAGGTGGTCTATATTTAGGCCAAGAAACTGTAGAACGTCAACAAGTTGCATCTCAATGTGGAAATGTACTTGCGATGGGTTCTGAGTGCTATCAGGATAAAAAACGTTATCCTAGTGGTCCTTGGTGCAAGGTCGGTGACTGGGTAGTCTTTGCCCGTTATGCTGGCTCCCGGATTGAAATACAGGGTGGGGAAGTAAGACTCCTCAATGAAGATGAAGTCTTAGCAACCATACAAGATCCTAAAAACATCTTGCATAAATATTAACATAGGAGGAAACTATGCCTGAACCAACAGAAGAAAAAGTACAAGAAAATACAGAAAAGAAAGAACCGATGGTCGATTTAGATATATCGGGTCCTGGGGCTGATGTAGAATTACCCGAGGAAAAAGTCCAAAAGTCAGAAGTGGAGGTAAAAGATGACAAGGAGACTGAACAAAAAACTACTGAAGACAGTGCTGAGTCCGATGACGCACCTGCGGAATCTGATAAGCAGACTGATGTTTCGCCGAGCCAACCGCAAGACGACAAAAAGTTAGAAGAATACAGTAGGGGAGTACAAGGTCGTATTTCTAAATTAACACGCAGAATGAGAGAAGCTGAACGAAGAGAAGCGGCAGCTATTGATTATGCGCAAGCGGTAGAAACTAATAGACAAGCAATGGAATCTAAGTTCAAAAAAGTGGACAAGGATTACATTTCAAAACTTGAAAGTAGTGTTAAAAGTGGATTAGAAGCAGCTGAAAAAGAATTAGCTGGGGCTATTGAAGCTGGAGATGCTAAAGCTCAAGTTGACGCTAACAAAAGAATAGCTCAACTATCTTTTGATAATGCTAAATTAGCAGCCGCTAAGGCAGGGAAAGAAGCAGAGCCTGTGAGAGAACCTAGGTTATCTCATGGAGGTTATCTTCCTGAGCAAACTCCTCAACGTTTGCCAGAACCTGACCCTAAAGCTGAAAATTGGGCTGGTAAAAATAGATGGTTTGGTCAAGACCGAGCTATGACTTTTACTGCGTTCGAAATCCATAAGGATCTAGTCGAAAAAGAAGGATTTGATCCAAAATCGGATGATTATTATGCGGAAATTGACAAAAGAATTAAGGTTGACTTTCCCCATAAATTTGATAAGAGTGTAACTAATAAAACGTCCGAACCCGTTCAGACGGTTGCTTCTGCAATAAGAAGCGTGAAACCAGGACGCCAAACTGTGAAACTCACATCTTCACAGGTAGCAATTGCTAAAAAATTAGGTGTGCCACTCGAAGAATATGCAAGACAATTAAAACTCACGAAGGAGGTATAAGCATATGATAAAAGAAACAAAAACCACTTCTCGTGCGAGTCAAATCAGGTCTAAAACTGAAAGACCTAAAGTATGGACTCCTCCATCATCTCTAGATGCTCCCAAGCCGCCTGCAGGATACAGGCACAGATGGATCAGGGCTGAAAGCGTTGGATTCGATGATACTAAGAACGTCACGGGTAAATTAAGATCCGGATGGGACTTAGTGAGAGCCGACGAATATAAAGGCCAGGATTATCCCGTTGTTAAAGACGGTAAATATGCTGGGATTATAGGGGTAGGTGGCCTATTGCTGGCTAGGATACCAGAAGAGCTCGCGAAGCAACGAGAAGAGTACTTTCGTAAACAAACGGAAGCTCGAGACGAAGCGGTTAAACACGATCTCATGAAGGAACAGCATCCAAGTATGCCGATCAATATTGATCGACAGACTAGCGTAACCTTCGGTGGTACTAAGAAAAGTTAATTTTTTAATAATTCTGAAAACCAACGAATTAATATAAACCGTCTATAGAAATATAGACACAAGGAGCAATAACATGGCAAACACAAACACAGCTGGGTTTGGGTTGCAACCGGTAATGAGAGTAGGAAATACTCCCGCTATCCAGGGGCAATCTAAATACGAAATAGATGCTGCTGAAACAAATGCTATTTATAATGGAGAGCCTGTAAAAATTGATATTTCTGCCACAACTGGTGGATATATTGTTACAGCCGCTGCTGGTACTGCTTGTGTAGGAGTGTTGAATGGAGTATTTTATAATGCTACAACAACTTTAAAACCTACATGGAGCAATTATTACCCTGCAGCAACAACTCCGGCAAATAGTGAAGACGTCACAGCGTTTGTTAACGATGACCCGCTTCAGGAGTTTATGATTGGTACGGATGCCACACTAGGCGCAACTTTAGCATTAAGAAAATCCAAAGTTGGATTAACTTATGCTACAACTGCCGCTGCTGGTAGTACTACCAATGGTAAGTCATCTCTAACTCTAGGCATTTCAACTGCAGCAACAACTGCTAAGCAATTGAGATTGGTCAGAGTAGCGGAAGACCCTGAAAATGAAACACAAACAGCCGCTTATTGTTCAGTGATCGTCAAGGTAAATTTACATCAATATCTTGTCGGTTCATTGGCAACAGGAATATAGGAGCATATAGACATGGCAATATCACGATCACAGCTAGTTAAAGAACTAGAACCAGGCCTGAATGCACTATTTGGGCTGGAGTACAAAAGATACGACCAGGAGCATAAAGAAATTTATGCGGAGGAATCTTCTGACAGAGCTTTCGAAGAGGAAGTAATGTTATCCGGGTTCGCTAACGCAGACGTAAAAAGTGAAGGCCAAGGCGTTTCATACGACGAAGCACAAGAAACTTTTACGGCACGTTACACTATGGAAACGATCGCGCTTGCTTTCGCAATAACAGAAGAAGCTATGGAGGATAACCTCTATGATAGAATTTCTTCTCGTTATACAAAAGCTTTGGCACGATCAATGGCTAACGCTAAACAAGTTAAGGCAGCCTCACCATTAAACAATGGTCTGCCTAGCGGAACCTTTAAAACAGGTGATGCAGTTACTTTAGTTAACTCGTCTCACCCAACAATAGCAGGTACGTTTAGCAATACATTATCTACAGCAGCAGACCTTAACGAAACATCATTGGAGCAGTCTTTAATTGACATTGCTGCATTCACTGATGAACGTGGTCTTAAAATTGCAGCTAGAGGACTGAAGTTAATTCTTCACTCTAACCAGCAATTTACTGCTGAAAGATTATTAAAGTCACCAGGTAGAGTCGGAACTGCTGATAATGACATAAATGCAATCAAGAACATGGGGATGGTTCCTCAAGGATATGTAATTAATCATTACTTATCTGACACTGATGCATTTTACATCATCACAGACGTTCCTAACGGACTTAAGTATTTCAACAGAGCCCCATTGAAAACTTCAATGGAAGGCGATTTTGATACTGGTAACGTTAGATACAAAGCTAGAGAAAGATACGCTTTTGGCGCATCAGACCCTAGAGGTATCTATGCATCACCAGGTGCATAATACACCTAACATTTAACGGAATGAGGCCGCCTTAAAACGGCCTCATTTTTAATATAAGCTTTTAAACTTATGAAAAAATTTAGAATTCAAATAAAATACTGTGGCTATTCTGCAGACTTTACAGCCACTTGTAATGACACTCCCCAAGCTATCGAAAATTTAATCCTTGACAAACTAGGAAAAAATGAGGTAATCTTTGAAAAAAATGGATTTACTAGTAATACTGGTAAATGGATAACCTATGAGGAGGTTACAAATGACCGAAGACCTTTACATTACAAAGAGGTCCTTGGAGCTAGAGTGGCAACACGAGCACCTGAGGGAAGGGAAGCATAATATCCGTATGATTGAAATCAATAAGCAAATTCAGGATATTATTAAAGAAATCATCGCCCGAGAGTTTGAAGAAGATACTCGTTTGCTCAAGATCAAAGAAGCCGCTCCTGAGGCATCAATAGCCGGTTAGGGCTATTTCATAAAAATCAATTTTTCATTACGGGATACCTTGCGCTTTTTAAAAAAAAGAGTATAAAGTACTTACTATACAATTAATTTAAGAATGTAGACGAGTATAGTCGACGGCCTAGAGACTACATTCAACAAACTAGGAGGATAATATGGGCACAACAACCTTTTCGGGTCCAATAAAAGCGGGCACGATTTCAAATACAACTGGAACCACTGTTGGTACTGACATGAAAAATGTTGGTCAAGTGGTGATGGGTCAATCAGCAAGCTTTGATTATGGAGATACTTCAGCGACAAGCACAAGTATTATAATCCCTGCTAATTCTCAAATCGTATCAATTGATGTGAATGTTCAAGTAGCATTTAACGGATCAGGTACTAATTTGATAGATATAGGGGTCGTGGGAAATCCCGATTTATATATTGATGGATTATCAGTAGCAGCTATTGGAAAAATTGCACAAGCTACCACAGCTTTAACTGCTAATTGGAAAGACATTGGAACATCTGATGTTAGAATACAATTACAAGTAACTGATGGTGGTGGAGATGCAACTGCAGGTACTGCAACGTTTACAGTTAATTATTTACAAAATAATAACTTAAGCTAATAATTAATGTGAGCTCCTTCGGGAGCTCACAGCTAAGGAGAAAAAATGGGTACATATATAAGTACAGTAAAATCCATAAACGTAACTGCTACGGGCGCTATTTTTGCGGGACCATGTAGAATC